CACCGCGTTGCCATAATCTCCTAATTTGCGCGACCAATCCGTCGCGGTGATTTCGCTTAAGTTGATCATGTCATTGTTGATTTTAAAGATGTCGTTGGGCCGCCATTGGATGGGCAAGTGTGGATATGACTGTTGTAAGTTTCTCTCATATCTGCCATAGACCCTTTTTTATCTGAAACATTGCCTCCTGAGGAAGTAATATCTCCTGAGGCGGCCATTTTTCCATTGATGCTGACATCGCCCTTAATTTCCACATCGCCGGTGAGTTTTACTTTTCCTGGCGTGTTGATGCTGATTTCAGGCTCGCTACCCGCCGTGTCGTATTTGACAAAAGTGCCGTCGGAGAAGACCTTCATTTCTACGCCGCTTTTCGCACCGGCGGGAATTGTGTTCAGGTCGCTGTAAATGGCGCCGAGCACCACGCCCCACTCCAAATCCTCCGAGCAGAGACAGACAACCTGCTCGTCCAGGTCGGGCATGACATAGTATTTTTCGTTCCGGGTTTTTCGTTGAAGCACGAAGTACCAGCCTGAAGTAAGATGTAACTCTGGGAACAGGACTCGCACACGGCCTTTTTGGTCGTCGACTTCCGCGATTTTTGCAAATTTCAACATGAGATTTTTCTGATTTCAAGTTCTGTGACATAGCCGCTGCTATCGATTCGATGGCTGACTTTTTGCGCGTGATATTTTCCGCTCAGCTTTCCAAATCCCACCAGCTCGGTGTTGATGCCGGCCACCAGCGACTCGTTGCCTGGCACGGAAATATTGCCACTGAGCGTCGATTGGCGCGCACCTTCAGCTGCGGCGTCGGTTTGTTCGGGACTTTCGGAGTAGCCCGTTAAGCGATTTTTGCCCGACATGCCGCCCTCGTTTGAGCTTTCGGCGCGGTAAGTGGCGCCAGTTTGCGGATTGTATTCCGAAACCTCTGTTTCCTCATGCGTTGAGAGCGATTTGCTCGAAAGCGAATAATCCATAACGCTGTGTCGGTTGAGCGTGAAAATCGTGCCAGCCTCTTCGAGCGTCTTAATTTGATAAAACACAAGCTTTTCGCCGTTAATTTTGAAGACATGTCCAGTGCGTTGGGCAAGGCGGGCGAGGTAGCGCAGGTCGCTTTCGCGGTGTTGCACGGATTTTTGCACGGCCACATCGTTAATGTCGCCAATTACCGAAAGGCCGTGCTTGGTGGCCACGCTGCGCACAATTTTTTCAAACGAGGAGTCTTGATACGTTTGATGATTTGGCTGACGAAAGGTGTTTTTAAACCCCGTGCCTACGGCTTTCAGGCTCAGGCGTTCGCCGCTGCTGCTGCCAGCGAAGCTAATTTCATCAATTTCAAAGACACCACAGCGAAGCAGTTTCTCCCCTTTTCGGCCAAGAAAGACATGCAAGCGCTCGCCCTTTTCGGGAAACCATTCCGTGCGCCAAAGCGAGGTAGAATCCTCCAGCTCAAGCTCCAGTTCATCGCTTTTGCCGTGTTCGTTATCGGTGTAAGACAGCGAGGTCAGCATGGGCGAAATGTCGGCGGTGATGTCCGTATTTTCGTAATTGATGATAAAATCGTAGCTCATAGTTTGGCTGAAGTAAAGTTCACAATCTATTTATGTTATCGCCAGCGAGGTTGATCTTTTCGTCATTCTGCCTCTGTTTAACGAGGCAACCGCTCGCCACCGAGTCTCTGCATCACCGTCTCAGATCCGAGCCGTTCAGCAAGACAGAAAAAGCATGACATTTGCGTTGTCATTCTGAGTCTCTTGACGAAGAAACCACAAGCCATCGAGTGGCAGCATCACAAACTCGCAGCCGAGCCGTTCAGCATGACATTTGCGTTGTCATTCTGAGTCTCTTGACGAAGAACCCACAGGCCATCAAGTGGCAGCTTCACTTGCTCGCGGACGAGCCGTTCAGCATGACATTTGCGTGGTTGTGTGCACAGGGTTTATCGCCATGGCGGTAAATTTTGTGCGGTGGTTTCTTCTTGCAAAACAGGCACTTTGACGCGAACGCCGGCAGGCAGCGTCGGAAATGCTGGACAAAAAACCCGCAAGTCCTCCTCAGGCAAGCGCATAAATAAATTCAAATTGGCTTGGACAATTTCGGGAAACCGTGTGGCGTCGGCGTAATATGCCTCCGCGATTAAGTCCCAACGGTCGTTTTCCTCTGTAATGTGTTCGTAATATTCGCTCATTCATCCACCGTCCTGACATAAAGTTCATTGCGAGCCGGCAGACTTTGGTTGGGATCGTCGTCCTGTGCTTTTTTCTTTTTGGCGACGCTGCGTGTTTTATTGGTAACCGCAACCGCGCTGCTTGGGCTAAATTCTTTTAAGGAAAGCTCCAACTCTGCACTGAGCATTGAGCCATTGCTCATGCGGGTAACAGTGGTGGAGAGGTCGGTAATGACAAACTGACCTTTATAGACGCCACTGCCGAGCACAAAGTCTTGAGCTGAACCACTGCGCTGAAGCCGCTTGAGGTTGTAAATTTCCGCCTCAGGGTCGCAAAATGCGGTATCGAAGCGGAGCTGCAAGCTGATTTCCAGCAAGCTTTCGCCGATAGATTGGCTTTTGGGCTTGCCGGAAATGACCTCATGCTCGGCATAGCGATACGCGCCTTTTTCGGAGTAGCCGCCAACGCTGGGCAGAAGTTCAAAAATAATGTTGCCGAATTGTGCAAACATGTCTCTATTCGTTCAAATGGTTAATACGCGAGCGCAGTTTGGCGTTGCTCTGCAGATTGCACGAGTCTGAGAATTTCATCTTTGTGCTTCCTGAGCATATCGCGGAAGCTGTTGCGATCTTTTTCGCTCATGGCGCCGGAGAAGTGAATCGTTGGGCTGTAAGTCACCGCAATTTGCTTTCCTTGCGAGGCGGAGCGTTGGGCACGCTGCTGAAATGTCCGCTCGTTCGGCACACGCATTTCTTTGACCGGTGGCGAAACGCCGGCTTCGCGTTCTTCAGCAACTTTGGCTTTGGGTTTGGCTTTCGGGTTGGATGTGGGTGTGGGGTTGTCAGCGGTCCAACCAAATAGGCTGTTGATGCCGTTGGCAATGCTAAAAACAAAATCAAGCAGCGGTTGAACGGTAGGCTGAATAAACTCCCACAAGCTCATAAATAGCCCTTGCACTTTATCCCAATGTTGATAGATAAGCACCCCGGCGACAGCGATCCCCAGCGCAATTGTGCCGATGCCGCTTCCTATAAGTGCCCCTTTCATAACCAATCCGAGAATTCGAAAGAGGCCGGATGCTTTTGTTGCCATGCCGCTTAGGCTTTGTATGCCTTTAGTAACCTCACCTCCGTCAAACGAAAATCTCACGACTTTCGAAAGTCCTTTAATCTGCGTCCCGCTGAGTTTTTCCAGGTCTTTAGTCATTTCTCCGAGCGACAAATTTTTCCATTGCATCTTTGGGCGCGATGTAAGCTTAGACCACCATCTGACTTTCTTGTCCACGCCATAGCCCGGCGAGGAGAATTTTGGCATGACGGGTTTCTTCTTGAAGTTGGGTTCCGGGCGAAGTTTCTTAATTTGGTCGATTTTAGAAGGGGAATATCTTGACTCGATGATTTTTCGCCGAACATGTCGATTCGATTGAGGTGCCTTAATTTCAGCGCCTTTGGGCGAGGGCAAAGAAGTGTTGCGCCGATAGTCAGTCAGTGCATCAAAGTCAGCATCGAGCAGCCATGAAAGTTTTGAACGTGGGGCAGTTTTTCTCAAAGGCTTTTTGACTGAATGGGGGTTGCGCGACGTGCTTTTTGTCGATTTTGTGTCGGTCTTATCATTCGACTCAATCGGCGTCTGTGTCTCCGAACAGTCTTTTTGGCAACCACATTTATCAGTGCAGTCAGCCGGGTTGAAAAATGTCTTGATCGTCTCTGCCGGATTTTGCTTGATATTTTTAAGCGTATCCCAGCCCGTTTTCACGTTCTGATAGATGCCCTTAAGTGTCTTGGCCACAGGTATAATTCCAAAAATCAAAGCCCCTAAGCTAATGAAAATGGTTGATAGCAGTTGGTGGGAACTGATAAGATTTTTAATGCTGTATAAAATGTTGGCAAACGAGTTGGCAAAAATTTTGAACATGCCCTCGTAGAGGCCACCAATGGTTTGCAAAAGCGATGTAAATGCGCCTTCCTGTCTTTGCAACGCTGTGCCCAGTTCCTTGACTTTTACGTCAACGGCACCATCTAAACTGACTTGATTATTAAGTTTAGTATCTTCTGCCGTAATCCCTGCTGAGCCTTTTTTCATAAGGATTTTAGCTACATCGAAGCTTTTACCTTCACCGAATAACTGATGTAAAACCTGAAGCTGAACTTGTTTATCCTTAATATTTTTTAGCTTATCAAGCTGCTGCATGAAATTTTCCATGCCAAGCGATTGCCCCGTTTGATTCATGAATTTGAGCTGAACGCTCGAACCTTTAAGCAGCGCGTTTGCAGCTTCAATATTTGCTGAATTATGAGAGGACTTTAACGCATTGGAAAAAGCATTTCCAGCAATCATGCCGGAGCCAAAATTTGCAGATAATAACTTAAATGTAGGGACTAATTCTTTGGCGACCTTCGTGCCTTGAAGTCCAAACTCTTTAAGGGAGCATTTTGCCCGCTTAAATGCGTCGACAATTTGAGGTAAGTTTTTAGTACGAAACAGCCGGTCCATGAAATCACCGCTATTCTTGGCGCTCGCACCGGCAGACCGCATGGCTTGGGCGACCAGTGTGGCTGCTTCCTTATGGGTTTTATCGGGAAGCACCAACTTCAATTTTGCCGCAATCGTCATGGTTTCCTGAAGGCCTTCAGGCTTAATCCCCTTGCTTATTAAAACGGGCACCATCTCGAGAAAAACATTTTCTTTCGCACCATACTTTTCTGAAAGCGACCTTGCATGCTCTGATATGAAATGATCATCGAGCTTCGATAGTGAATCGGTTGGCAATGCAATCTTCATTTCATTGAGCGCTTGTTCGTAGTCAGAAAAAGCGTCTTTGACCTCGTTGGTATAGGTTTTTATTTTTTTAGGGATGGCGTCTGAGGCAGTTTTTACATTTTTCAAAGCCCCCTCAAGTATTCGTGCCTCTGACGTGGCCACTCTGAGCTGTTCAGTCAGGTTCAAAAGGCCGGTGCCCGAGAGCTGAACATTAATGTTGTAAAGTTCTGACATGGTATCGTCTACTTTTCTTAAGTTCCCGTTTAAGTGGTGCTTGAGTTTAAGCTGAGCGCATGCAATTTGGCGCGAGCAGGTTTCATGTTATCGATCAGCTTGCGAACCCGCGCGTATTCGGCCTCATTCAATATGCGACCATTTGGTGCCGTGGCCGAGACGGAGAAGACCGCCCAGTTGGTTGTGCCGCCGCCGTCGTAGCGCACGCTGCCGCTGTGGGTGATCGAGCCATCGTAGATGTTGCCGCTTGCGCCTTCTGTCAGGCTTATGGCGCGGTAGCCAATGGCCTCTAAGGCTTGTTGAATGGCGAACTTTGTGCCTTTGTGCCGATGCCAATAGATGGCCTTGCGCATCAGTTCGCGGCGCTCGTCATCGGTGTTGGCAATCCAGCTCCAGGTTACATTCAGCTGCCATTCCAACAGTCGTAGCAAAATGGAGTTGGCCAATTGGATGTCGAAGACCAGCAGGTTGTGCAAATCTTTGGCCTCAAGCCGGCCAGCTAAAATTTCAATGACCTCTGCGTGGAGATCTCGGATGGATTTTGGGACGATGCTCATTCGACGCTTACCTCTCTGATTGTCAAGTTGGCAAATTGAAAGCGCTTGAGCGAAATGGTTTCAGCGACGTGTTCCTGCTCGTCGGTTAACTCGAGCGAAACCGAGATGACGCCTTCAACATCATGCACCAGCGCCACCATTTCACTTTGATAGACGTCTTTGGCCAGTTCAGATTTGAGCTCCAAACTATAAGCCTGCAAGACGGCGGTTACGGCGACTTGGGTTTCCTCTGGCGAATAGTTCTCTTCGATATTGACCGTGCAGGTCACCGTACAGCTCACAGCTTCGGCTGGCTTCACCGTGATATGGTCACAGACCGCTTTGACGCTATCGCTCGAAAGGTGGGCATAGACATCGGTAAGCAGACCACTATCGTTTTCTAACGGCGGATTGGTGAGGATATAGACGCCCACATTGCCGGGAAGAATGCCTTCGCTCACGGCCTCCTCATCGCTGGGCGAAAGCACCGTCACATCTAAAATGCTTTGATTAACGCTGAGCGCATGGTAGCGATAGGCCTCACGAGCGCCAGCGCTGGAAAAGCTGCTGGGCGCTAATTGAATCCTGGCTTTCAGCTGCTCATCGGTTTCGATATCCACGCCGCCATAGCTGCTCTTGGTGTTCAATACCTCAATGTTGGCTGCGGCCTGAAGCAATGTGTTAATCTGTCCGGGCACATAGTTGTTGTAGCTTGTCCCCGCATGTAAGGCTTCGGCGCTGACGACTTTGCTTTGGCTTGCCGACAGCGTGAGCTCTTCTAAGGTTTTGAAGACCGCTTCTCCGCTCGCGGTGCTAACCTGTGTGTTCTCAGGAAAAGTGAGCGTAGTGCTGGTGGCGTTTGTAAACTGAAGCTCGGTTTTGGCCTTTTGCGCCTCCAGGCGACTGACACCAACCAGCTCCGCCAGAAAATCCAGCTGGGTTCCCACGGCGTAGTAAAGCAGATTTTGCTTGGCAATCTCTTGAATGGACAGGCGAAGCAGGGTTTCGCGGTAGGCGAGCAGATCGAGCATTAAGCGCTCTGGCTGTGCGGGGGTTAATGTTTTCCCTGCCATGTTTTCGTATTGTTTGATCATTTCCCTCAGCACCTCATCGGCGTCAGTGGAAATGAATTGCGGCTCGGAAAATTCAGTCATTCTATTTTAGGTTTAATGCGTTCTTTTTATTCTGCGCCCTTCGATTGCGCTATCCAATGACATCGGTTTCTTACAGAGCGCGTGTGTACCATGCTGAGCGACTCGTCTTCGAGTCAGAGAAGCATCCACGTGATAGCTTGTGGATTCTTCGCTAAGAAGCTCAGAATGACAGCGCGCGCGCGTGTGATGCTCAAGTGTGACAGCGCGCGCGTGTTTGTCATTTGGCTGTTCTGTCTTTTTCCGCGTTGGAAAAAAAAATCAGCTGTTGAGTCAAAGGCATCAAATTGTTTTTATTGAGACTCAGACATGGCCTCTTGCTGCTCGGTGTAAAAATCGCCCAAGCGATCGAGCCAGTATTGAAGCTCTTTTGGCTCCATGCCTAAGACATCTCGGTAGCCAAATCGTCCTTCTCTAATGAGGAAGAAAGCTGCTCGGCCAATTCCCCCATACCGGTATCTTTTAAGGCGTTCGAAAGCTCGAAAAAATCTTTGGTGGAAATCCCTTTCAGCTCTTCGATCGTGAGTTTCTTGCTGTCAAATGTGCCAATGGTGGCCAGCAAGGCCAAGACGCCGTCGAGACTATCAATTTTGCCTGCAATGCGTTCGGCATTGACCAAATCGCCGACCGTCGGCTCCGCAAGCTCTACTTTCGTAAAGCTTGCGGACTTCTTCTTTTTGATTTCAATCTTCATAGTTAGATAGAGGTCACGGCCGTGCCGTTTACTTTATAGATGTTTGAAAGAATATCGATTTCCATGACGGGCTGGCCAGCAATGATCAAATGCACATAGTAAATGGCCATGTTCATTTCGACATCGATGGGCTCTTGCTGCTTGAACTTGCCGAGTGGCACATTTTTGAACGCGCCGGAAACATGAATCACCACCGGCTTAGGTTCGGCTCTGCCGCTTGACTGAAATTCTTGCTGCTGAGCGTGCATCATTAAATTGACGGTTTTGCCTGGCACGGCGGCCTTTGCCCAAACGTCTTGGTAGAGCGCGTTGAATTTGATGCGCGCTTCGAGTTTTTCAAGCCCTTCGAAGAACTCGGCGCTGCCGGTCATGCCGAGCGCTTTGTAATCCGAAAACTTGAACTTGACATCTGGCAAGTCGAACTCCTCGACTTGGCCGAGCAAAATATTGCCATCGATATAGACCTTCGCATTGCTAATGCGGTTAATCGCTACTGATTCCATCGGTTACTCTCCTACTGCGCTTAAAAGATTAATATCAACATAACTTTGAAGGGTGATGCGTTCTGCTGGGGGTGGGAACATGTAATTGACACTGAAGACCAAATGGCCGTTTGCTGGGGTCGACATGGACTCATCATAGACGCATTCGCCATCGATCAGCGCGCCGCGTCCGATAAGTGAGCGAATAAATGAATTGACGCTGGCCTTGATGGCGTCGATCAATGCATCGGTAATGGGACGATCCACAAACGCGAGCGCCGCTTGCTGAACGCTTTCCAGCAGCACATCCGAAACACGACGGCCGTTGATGAATGACGCAGTGCCTTGAGTCGTTGCTGAGCGGTTGCCCCAAGTGCGGTAGCCGGTGCCAAAGCCGGAAAACACGGTAACAATGCCTTGCTCGTTGAGCATATTGGCATCGGAGCTTTCATCGGAAAGCCCAGAGCTGATGTTATTCTCTAAGCCCACAAGGCCCATGATTTCCGTGTTCGACGGACTCCACCAGTAGCCCTTGTCCGCATCTTTGCTGGCCATAACACCGGCAAGGAATGCCGAATACCAGCGTTTGGCGGTTGAGTTATTTTCTGAAACCAGCAAGCGCGGATAGCAGAGCACACAGCGATCATCGGAGGTGTTAAATGCGCGGCTTGTTCCGCGTTGTTCGGTGGCAAGAGAGGCTGAGCTTAACGTGTTTGAGCCGCCCGTTTCTGCGCCGTCGGTCGTGTTTGGTCCCGTTAGTGAGGCAACATCCACAAGGGCAACGGCTTTGTGCTTTTCTGCCGCCGTAAGCATTTTCGACAGGATTCCAGACTTGTGAGACAGTCCTGGCGCAATCAAGATTTTCGGTTCAAAACCGAAGATGGGCATGCTGTGCTCGAATCCCTCTAACGCTTTTGAAAAACCGTTATCTGCCGCGATGGAGGCATCCATTACCGAAACAAGCACGGTGCAAGCGCCTTGCGCAAAAATGCTTTCCAGCGATTCCAAAATGCTGGAATAGGTGATGTTTGAGACGGTGGTTATTTCGTCATCTACGGTGACTTCATGCGTGCCGGCATAAAAGCGTTCTTTGGCTTCTTTCATGCTGCGAACGAGCGTTGGCGTGTTGAAGTCGGTAAACTTATCGCTGTTGGTGTAGCTGCTTGCGTAGGTCAGCGTGCCGACAAGCCCAATCACCGCCGAACGCACCTCGCGAATCGGGTTGAGGCCGGAGCTGACCTCCACAATTTCCACTCCGTGTAAATATGCTGCTGGCATAGTTGTTTTTGTTTTGTTGTTTTGAATCTGCTTTAATGTTGAATTAAAAATTATGCGGTCCGTTTCCAGAAATAAACCGTGATGTAAGGCTGCAAGTTGTTGTGGGCGCTGGTTGCTTCTTTCTCAGTACAGTTATCTATTGAGATGCCTGTAGTGCTTGGATTTGTATTCGGATGTAGGACTTTGAACTCATTTAATGATCCCTGAAAATATTGCATACCAGAAGCGTTGCCTGATGACTCAAAAATGGAAATATTATGCTGGTGCCCCTCGTCAGTAATGCCATGAGTATGCCCAGGCAGACCACTTTGTGCTGCTGTGAGCTTAACTGTTGCTGCACCACCCGTTTTTTTAACCGTGCTAAAGCTATCATCAGAGGGATCAACCCCGACGAGTGTTCGTCCTTGTGCAAATTTTTCCCAAGTGCCACCGAATAAATCGTTTGGACTGTTACTACTAACCGTTGTATAGATAGAGCCAATCGGATAAATGAGATTTACCAGTTTTTCTTTGTAACTATCGCCTGTTGTCCCAAGGGATTCGATGTCTTCAATCTCCCCTTCGGCCGTAGTGAGCCTTGAGTTGAGACCAGAAATATCGGAATCATTGGATGAGATATTTCCTTCGGCCGTAGTGAGCCTTGAGTTTAAGTGCTTCGTTCTATCGGCGAGGAGCTTGGCTTGGAGATTGGCATGCCCGCTCGTGACTGAGGTGATGTTTCCCTGACTGTCTGCTGAATAGGTCGGTGTTCCGCCCTTCACCGGATCGTTAGGATCAATTTTGTAGATTTTCTGCGGAAAGTTGTCTTGTTCGCTTAAGTGTGCCATATCTCGTTAGGTTGTTTGTTCGGTTAGGTCGGTAAATGTGAGGCCATCTTGAGCCAGGAGTGGCTCGCTGGGTTCTGACTCAAGCGCTTGAATCAACAAGGCGGGACAGG